CACAAAAGTGTGCTCTTTAGGTCATAGACCTAGGCCTGCCTTCCTTTCCGTAGTAGGGGACTCACCTCTGACACGGAGTTGTTGTAGAACCTTGACTGTTTCAAAGTTCACAAATCCTTCTAAAGGTGGCTTTCCGTAAGGGAAACTGTCTTGTTTCAAGACCCTTTCAGTTTCTCTTATACCCCCAGCTCTAGCAATAATAGAGTGAGGGCTATACCCACGACTAATCCGATCATGAATATACAGAAACCTAACGCCATCATAAAACCTCGGATGCTTTGCACAAGCTTCTGTCTGCTGTACAGCGCGTATAGTGGCCTGGGCTGGTGTTATTTCAATAAATCGCTCTTGAGCAAACAATCCCTGAGCCATTCTACCAAACGGTCTAACACCTGGATACACACCATCTCGCTGATACATTATCGAGTGCCAATTCTGGAGAAATTGGGCATCTGTCCTACTCACTGCACCTTTCTCTAGAGATATGGTTAATCCTAGAGCCTCTAGATGAGGAACTAGTTCATCTGGATGGGTATCATCTCTAAGCAGAACCACACCATCATCCCCTTGCACGGTGTGCATTGCTATCTTTGTCCCTGCCATTCTTGCAGCATATGCAATAGCAACTGCTTGAGCAGCACTGTCGACCCAGTTTGTAAATCCCATTCCTGATGGCATCTTTCCAGTCTTACCAAACCATACACCGTCTGGTGAAACTAGTTCCATATTTAACATCGCTCTACGGCAATAATCAATATGACTAAACCAGATAGGATCAAAGAATCCTGCAATTATGTCGAAAGCTGCGTTAATTAGCCTTTCAGATAATGAGGAGTCATATCTGCTAAAGTCTAAGCTCCAGACATCTCGTTTATGGATTGCTCCCAAGCGCAGGATCTCCGTAATTACACTGTCCACATGACTCTGCACATTTAGAGCCGCAAACCTTCGTCGATGAGATTTCTGCATATACCGGACTATGGGCCTTTGCAGCATCAACTCCAGTAGTATGATATCATGTCCAGGTCCCCAAACTGTGCGGTTCTTTGTTCTCCCAGGGCCATTAGACTGACCACGCCAAAATAGTAAGGCGGGACTAGGCGGGATCTTGTAACCGGATTCCATCACTTCAAGTGCCCTACGATATACGTCAGGCCTAAAAGTTTCATCACTGGTTATCCATGGCCAACCTAAATTCGTGTCAGGTGGCATGTTGTCATAAGCCGTTTCAAGTGAGTCAGGTTGAAGCTTGGTCCCCACGAGTTCATCGAAGACATCCTGAGTTGCAAGCTCGAATTGCTCCTCATCTATTGCCCCTTCATTTGGTAGTTTGAAATATGGCTCAATTTCGGGAATTCGTTCCTCGTATGGTTCCATTAGGCTTTGTGGACCCACCTTCTTGAACTTTTCGTCTTCTAATTCGTCTAGCGCGTGATACCCGGTAGGCGTTACCATGGATTTCAGCTCTGCGGCTACTTCTGCTCTAGAGGTTTCAGACACCTGTAAGCTTCCACGTTTCACGAAAAACGTGACATAGTCGCGTCCCATCGCCCCA